AGCTTGTTGCATGGTTCTTGTGATAGCCATATCCATTTTTTTCATCTCAGCTTTCCAATTAATATCTTCTAATACTGGAAATCCCATAGGCACAGCAAATGGCTCGTAATCTTGCTTCTTGTAAAATGCTGCTGCAATTTTATCTCTTTCTAATGGGATACTCAATACTCCTATACCTTTTTGCATTATTAAATTTTGAGTTTCTTTTGGCAAGCTATTGAAAACTTCCTTATCTTCGTCTGTTTTTGGATTCTTTAATCTTTCTAATTCGTAATCACTTAAAATTTTATAATATCTACCAATTGAAAAATTAATACTTCCGCCAATTTGAACATCAGCAGGATTTAAAACAATATATCTTGCTGGCAAATTAACAGAAGCTTTGCTTGTTAATCCGAATGTTTGAGTAATTTTACTTATATCAGCGTCTTTAATTTTAGTATCAAATCTATAAAGAAATACATTACCAGAGCGATAATATTCTCTAAAAAATTTATCTTGTAAATCTGATATATTTATCTTCTTGAATAATGCAGAAAAGAAATCTCTAGATTTTTGACTTCCACCTTGAAAGTAGATATTACTAGAACTAAACTCGGTCATTAAATCAATAGTATTACGGAAAATTGCAAAATTATAATAGCATTTTTGACAAAGAATAACTGCATCTCTAATATTGATATTTGAGTTACCCTTAATACCAGTGGAATATTTAAATGGAATTAAACCATCGTCAATATTCTTATATCTTTCTGTTCTAGTTATACTACCAGCTAAATTTCTTCTTACTCTTGTGTCGTCTGAGGCTTTAGCTTCATACACTTTATTAGAGCTAGCTTCGGATACCATCAAGGGTTGAATATCGTTATTTATGACTTTTTTTGATTTATTTTGATTCTTTTTTGACATTTTCATAAATTATTACACCTTATGTAATCATTATAGGCGAAAAAGTTGGCATTTCTAATATTTCTGGTTGAGACATAGCATCATTATAGCATTTGTATCCCCAATTTGCAAGCATTAAGGCCGAATAGTTATCTTTTCTAGCTTTATTTGCAGAAGAGCTTCTTTTTAGATGTTGTGGTAAATCAAAATTTTGGTTGCCACGACTGGTTGAAGTATACTCTACTAACGCACATTGTTTCTTAGTCTGATATATGAAATCGTCTTGATTTTCTATAAAATCTAAAGTGGTCCAATCCTTCTTGTCTTCTGACCTAATTGAATCTAAATTAGCGCTACTATTCATTACCTTATTAAAGAAATCTTCATTTCCTCCAGTATTAGAAGCGAACCAAATCTTTTTATAATCAATACATGCTTGCAGATATTCGTTCGCTTTTCTAATAAAATTACTAGTAAATACTTGATTTATAGCTATTCTATTATCTTGTAAATTATATTTCTTTCTCATATCTCTAATCATCAAATCATATTCAAGACCTTCTAAATCTGAATTAAAATCTAATAGTTTTACGTTTATTTTGTCTTTCTTAAACAATTCGGACTCATTACAGCTAGATAAAAATACATCAGAACCAGCATTATCAAGAATTATAAATACAATATTAAAGTGTGTCATAATATAATGAAAATATGCAACGTGATTTTTTAAATTACCTAGTCCAGCATAAGTATGCACCAAAGTTGAAGTTTTAGTCTCTTCGTCTATTTCTAATACTGCCATAGCAAAGTAATCTGCATTCGGACTATCACTCATATTTGGATCAACTCCTAATATGTATTTTTTACCAGACTCTCCTTTTAAAAGAGTGTGTTGTTTTTCTCCTAGTTTCAACGTGCAGTCTTCCATTTTTTTTGCATTAAAATAACTATCACTTCCATCGGTAAATCTCGCGCAGTACTCTCTAAGAAAACTGCTATGACTTGAGCCTCCAGCTTGAGCTTCTTCAATAATTGTTTTATCTATCATTTCTTCTGGTAGGGCCTCGTAACTTAATTGACTAACAAAATATTTAGCTTCGCCTTGCTTTTTATCTAAAATTTTCGTGCACCAATCTGAATACGTTTTATAAAGATTTTCAAAAGTATAACTTGCCGAAGATAATGCTACCATTTTACTATCATTATCAAAAACCATTCTTTCGTCTTCTTTCATAACGCCTTCATCAATTAATTTATCTTCAAATTCTCTTATCTGCATTCTCTCTTTGATATTTTGTGGAGCAACTAAAAATGGCATTAAAACATTTTTAATAATTTCTTCTGGAAGCAAAAGAAACTCGTCAAGTACAAGGACGTTAGCTCTGAATCCTCGAATCTTTTCTCCATTCAAAGGAATCGCTACGATACTACCACCATTAATCTGCCATTCAAATTGATCATTTCTTTTTGATTTAGCGCCAAAACATTGAGATAGTAGTTCTGCACCAGGACTTTCTACTATCTTTTCTAAATTATTAAAAATAAATCTAGCAGTTCTAAATGTAGGGCCAGCTATAAGAATTTTGGTATTTGGCTCAAATACACATTGAAGAAAACAGAAAACCGCAGCAATAAATGACTTACCGCAACCACGACCAAAGACACACATATTAAAGTTCCTGTTCATTAAAGCTTTAAGATGAATTTCTTGGTAAGGAGCTAGTTTTACACCACTAATTAGTTCTGTTGAAAACCCAATATTTGCTCTAAGAAATTTTGCTAAACTAATCTTAGCTTCTTTATCATTAAGATATCCCTTGAGTTCTGCTAGTTCAGCATTAACATCTTTGACTTCTCTGTTGTATTTATCTGGGCAGAACATCATAAAAGTTTCATATCATAGGCTAATTGAAGATCTACTTTGCTATAAAAACATTTACTTGCAAATATAGATTCGATTGCTCTTTTCATTTCTTCTCTACCATCTACGAACAAAAATTGTAAATTACTGTACTCTTGAATTAAGGATCTAACATTATGAAATATATATTCTGGAGTGGCTTTAATCTTTTTGCTGATATGAGGAAGATATTGGAAACTTAAAGCATTAGATAGTTTCTCTTCTACAATAACAATAAGATTGCAGTTGCTTTTGCGCGACTTATCTATTTCGTTTTTAAATCTATCAAAATTCCCTGCACTTAAAGTGCTAATAAAATCACTTAAGCTTTTTCTTTCTATATAACATCCACAATTATCATTACTACAAGCATAATCGCCAAAAGATAAAGTTTTAATTTCAAAAGGTATGTTGAATTTAAGCCAATTTTGTTCTCTTGTATCTACGTAAATAGTATCTTGTGATGATAGTTTGTTTTCAAATTGATCTGTTATAATATTTGGATGAAGATACTTATTCTCTAATCCTATTTCAGAGCATAATTGATAATAATCATCAAATATTTGATTATACGAGATGATTGATGGACTCATTATTGTTCTTAATTCGATTTGAGTTGGAGAGTATATTAAATTTTTTTCATTCTTTCTTTTGATTAAAAGATTCTTGCAATGTTCTTGGGCTTTGTCTAGTGGCTGTTGTTTTAGCCATTTTTTCATGTTATTCTTATCATTAAAATCGCTATTTAAATACTGCTCTTTAGTTTTGAAATTTATTGTTTCACCAGTCAGTAAATCTTTTTTAGGATAGTATTGGTGATAATATTTTTCTTTATTTAAACCATAACCCCTGAGCGCAAGATGAAGACTTTTTTCATCTTTGAACTCCTTGCCATCTACTTTACATATTATACTCATCCATTTAAAATCTCATCCCTAGAGATTCCTAATATTTTACATTTTACTTCGTCCATTGTAGATAGTCTGTCTATTTCTTTTTCAATAGTCTTCTTTCTCATGTCTGCCATTTTTAAAAGCTTTGCTCTGCTATCTTCTTCTTTCCACATCTGCACCAAATTTATTACTGAAGCAGTTTCTTTTACTTGTTTGCTTAATTTATCGCTACGCTTGACTTTGAGATCGTTATTTAATTTCTGCTGACGATTAACGCAGTCGTTATATTCTTTTCTAGCGGTGCTACTAGCCTCAACCAGAGTCATAGATATTTTTCCTTCCTCTTGCATGGAAAGTTCGATTTGATTCTGCAGAACATTAATGGTCTGTTGAATACTAGAAGATATTACTACTTCTGTGCAAAGAACAATATATTGATCAACCTCTTCTTGGGAAAGATCGCCTTTATCATAAGTGTATCTTACAAAACTGCTCTCAAAAAGCTCTCTATCAGATTCATTGTCATAGATATTAATCTGGTGAATAAATCTATGAGTATTCATATAGCTAATAAGCGAATTAATTTCTTTTTTATGCTTATGAGTTAATTTATTTTTATCAATACCATCT